GAGCCTGCGGTGGATCCGGCGTGGTTCACCGGAGGCGGCGACGAGCCCTACATCATCGGAGGTTCACCGGGTAACCCGAACGGCGTGAGCTTCAGCTCAACGCAGGCGATCGCGTGGTTCACATTCGTGATCGCCAATCGACTGGGCTATCACCACGTGCGCCCGACGCTCCTGCCGGGCTCGCATGTTCTGACGCCCGAGGGCCTCGCCTATGTCAAGGCATTCGAGGCGCTGCCGGACCTGGAAGAGGCGCCCGAGGACTTCAATCCTCTGGGCCTGGAGGTGATTCCGTAATGGGCATCGACCAGCTGAACTTCAGCGACCTCAACCTGACCGCGATCGGGGCCTCGCTCGTCCTGCTCGGAGCCATCGACACCATCGGCTCGGTCATCATCGCCGTGGGCGCCAAGACCTTCAACGGCGAGTACCTGATGGGCTTCCTCATCTCGCACGTCCAGCGGGTGTGGTTCCCGATCTTCGCGCTGGGCCTGATCGGGGTCGGCATCCCGGCCCTCTCGATTCCGGCTATCCCCGCCGCATCGCTGGCTGCGACCGGCGCCCTGGCGGCGTACGCCGTGGCGACCATTGCCTCGCTGCGGGGCAGCTTCGGCGATCAGTCAGCAGTGCCGGCCGCGTGATCCTCGGCCTGATCCTCTTCGGCGGCTCGCTCTTCGGCCTCGGCTTCCTAGCGGCGCTGTGGCTGACCTTGGAGCCGTGGTGGATGGGCGGGGCGGAGGAAAACTGAGATGTCCAGCCTTTTGACCGGCGGGTCTTACGCCGTCTCGGCCGGTTTGCTCGTGTACGGCATCGAGCGCGAGCTGATACCGGAGGACATTCGGCTCGGGTTGCTCATGGTCTGGGCCGTCGCCGGGTTGGCGCTGGCGATTCTCGGCTTGTTCCTCAACCGGAGGACCGAGTGATGCAAGACCCCCATACGTTCGAGGTGCAGATCGCGGGTGGAGCGCGACCGCCGAAGCATGACAACGCCGAGGACTTCGACGAGCCTGAGGACTACGATGGCTGGCTGGCGAGACGGGGTCTACCAGACGGGGTGGGGATACATAAAGGGATCGGCCCGCGGCCTGCCCAGCTAGCTGGCCCGTTTCTCTCTCCCCCGCCCCCTAACCCTCGCGAAGATCGACGCTTCGGGTCCCGCCGCTGGAAGCGCGTTCGGGACCGCGTCAAGAACCGCGACCTGTGGACGTGCCGCATCGTGCCCGGCTGCACCACCCGCGCGACCGTGGCCGATCACATCATTCCGGTCTACCCCGGCATGCCCGATGGGCTGTTCTTCCGCATGGACAACCTGCGTGCCGGGTGCCAGGCCCACAACAAGGCGCGTGGTTCCGTGCCAGACCTGTTTTCAGCGTCTAAGTCGACACCGTCCAACGTCGTGAGCCGCGACTACACCAGGATCCGATGATGCTGGCTGAACGGCCCGTCTCCTCGCCGCTGGGCAGCGCCAAGCCGCGCCTCGCCCCGCCAGTTCCGGCTGTCTCCGACTTGGCTGGGTTTCGGGAGGTGGCGGCCAGTCTCGGGATCACGCTGATGCCGTGGCAGGAGGTATCCGGGCGTTATCTCGAAGCGCTAGGACCCGACGGGCGGCATCTGTACCAGGAGGTCTGCGAGGTCGTCGCTCGCCAGAACGGCAAGACCGAGAAGCTCGTCCCGCTCATCGTGAAGCGACTCCGGGCGGGGCGGCGGATCATGCACACCGCCCAGAACCGCGACCTACCTCGCGTCGTGTTCGCCCGGGTCGCTGAGATCATGTCGCAGGACATGACCCTCTTCCCCGAACGGAACGGTCGGCCGCTCCGGCCGCGCTTCGCCAATGGCCAGGAAGAGATCCAGCTGCTGAATGGCGGGCGCTACAAGATCGTCGCCCCGACCCGCGGCGGCGCTCGCGGTGACACCAACGACGATGTCATCATCGACGAGCTGCGCGAGATGGAGACGTACGAGTTCATCGGCGCCGCCAAGCCGACGTTGACGGCCTCGCCGGACCCGCAGATCATCTATCTGTCCAACGCCGGCGACGACTCGAGCATTGTCCTCAACGCCATCCGCGAACGGGCTGGCAAGGACCCACGGCTCGCCTACCTCGAATGGTCCGCGGACCCTGGGCGCGACACGGGTGATCCGATTGGCTGGGCGGAGGCGAACCCGGGCCTCGGCCATATCCCGACGATGTACGAATACCTGCAAGGCGAGTACCAGACGGCACTCCTCGAGAACACCCTCGCCATCTACGAGGTCGAGCACAACTGCCGGTGGGTCAAGACGATGCGCCAGACGCTCGTCGACCTTGGCAAGTGGGCGCGGTGCGAGGCTCCAGAGCTGGAACCCGCCACCCGGACGTTCATGGGTATCAGCCTCGACCCGTCCGGGACGCGGGCCAGCGCCGCATTGGCCTGGCAGAAGCCCGACGGCAAGCCCGGCCTGCGATTGCTGTTCGATGTCCAGGGTCACCCGATCAACACCGATGCGCTCGGCCGTGACCTGCGGACCACTGCCCGCAAACGTCACGTGTCGTTGATCGGCTTCGACCCGCTGACCGATAGCGTGCTCGCCAAGTACTTCCCGCGGACGGAGCCGATCGCCGGCCAGAAGTTCGCCAACGCGTCCGCTCGGTTCGTGTCCGTCGTGGAGACGGGCGACCTGACGTGGAGCGACTGCGCGGCCGTCGGGACCGACCTGTCGTGGACGGCTCGCAAGGACCACGACGAATCCGGGTCGTTCCAAGCGGTCCGCGCCAACGACGACCGGCCGATCCCCGCAGCCCTGGCTTCGATCCGAGCCGTGTGGCTGGCATCGGTGCCGCGGCCGGAGCCCGGTCTGCGACATCCGCAGGCGGTGGGGTTCTAACATGGCCACCCCCGCCGTCTCCCTCTCCCAACCGGCGCTCGTCTACAGCCCCGAGTGGTGGCTGAAGCGGCTTCTCGCCCGCCTTCGTACCCAGCGGCTCGAGTGCACCGAGTACTACGACTTCTACGAGGGCCGGCAGCCGCTCGCCTTCGCGTCCGAGACGTTCAGCCAGACGTTCGGGACCCGCTACCGTCGATTGCCAGCCAACTTCATGCCGCGGGTCGTTGACGCCGAGCGGGAGCGTCTCATTGTCCAGGGTTTCCGGTTCGGCGGTGAGTCGACCCCGGACAAGAGCATCTGGCGAATCTGGCAGGACAACCAGATGGACGCCGAGTCGCAGATTGCCCACGAGATCGCGCTGGCGAAGGGCGTGGCCTATGCCCTTGTCGCCCCAACTACGGCCGGCCCGCTGATCACGATCGAGGACCCATACGAGACGACCCTGGAAACGGCCCCGGGCAATCGCCGGCTCCGCTTGGCTGCGCTGAAAGTCTGGTTGGACGACGACGGCTACATGCGCGCCTATCTGTACCTGCCGGCCTTCATCTTCAAGTACCGCTCCGTGCAACGAAGGGTGGACGACGCCTCCTGGTCGTGGGAATCGACGACCTGGGAGCCGTACATCGAGGAGGGTGAGGACTTCCCGGTGCGCAATGACCTCGGCGTCGTGCCGGTCATCCCGTTGCTCAATCGGCCGCGCAGGGACGGGACGGGGCGATCCGAGATCAAGAACGTCATGGGCAACCAGAACGCGATCAACAAGCTGCGTTTCGATGCCCTGGTCGCCGCCGAGGCCGTGGCATTCCCGCAGCGCTGGATGACCAACATCGACATCCCGGTTGACCCTGACACGGGTAAGCCGATCTCGCCGTTCAAACCGGGCGTGACGCAGCTGTGGGCGACCCGCCGGCCGACGCCGGATGAGGTCGCCGAATATCCCATTGCCCAGTTTCCTGAGCCGAAGTTCGGGGAATTCCCGCAGGCCACGCTGGCGCCGTACATCGACATGATCCGTGAGGAGGTCGTCGAGATGGCCGCCATCTCCGGGACGCCGTACTACCAACTCGTCGGCCCGCCGACATCGGTCGCACCTTCCGGTGAAAGCGTCAAGGCGTCCGAGGCCGCGCTGATCAAGAAGGTCGAGGCCCAGGAGGTCCACTTCGGCGAGGGATGGGAGGAGGTCGGGCGGGTCGTGCTCATGGCGTCCGGCCAGACATCCAAGGCGCGCTCCGATGGCGAGACGATCTGGAAGGACGCCGAGACAAGGAACGAGGCCGCGCGGACCGATTCGATCCTCAAGCAGTACGTCGCGGGGTTGCTGCCGGACGAGCTAGCGATGGAAGAGCTGGGCTATTCGCCGCAGCAGATCGAGCGGGCGGCGGCGATCAAGGCAGCCAAGGCATTCGAGGTGGCTTCGAGGGTAGCAGCCATCAGGCTGGCCGAGCCGACCGCGCCCGTCATTCGCACGTTCGGCCGCGATTCGGCCGGTAATCCGATCATCACCCGCAGCGCATGACCGGGCTCGACGCTGCAGCAGCCGAGATTTCCGATGGACTGGCTGCGCTCGTCGGCGTGCTCGATGAACGACTCGGCGACGTCTCTGCGTTGGTCGGGCCGCAAGGCGACAAGGGCGACAAGGGCGACCCCGGCCGCGACGGCATCGACGGCAAGAATGGCGTGGCCGGGAGGCAGGGACCGCCCGGAAAGGCAGGCCGTGATGGCGCTGACGGTGCCGCCGGAGTCGATGGGTCATCGGGGCGGGCGGGAAAGGCCGGGGCTAAGGGCGAACCGGGACCGCGTGGTTTCGCTGGCGATCCGGGACCGCGTTCCGTTCGCTCTGTTGTCGAGCAGCGCGACCCGGCCCAGCGAATCGAATTCGTACGGCAATACCTCGACAACGGCTCGAGCCGTCGACTTGTGGCTCGGCGCGATGCAGTTGGTCGGTTGACCGAGCTTGTGGAGGTGTCAGTCTAAAATGGCAGGGGTCCGCATCCAGCATCCGACCGCCCGGAACGCGAGGTTCACGATCACCGAACCGATTCCGTACCCGACCCCATATACGTGCACGTCGCCCGAGTTCGGCGGCTGCGGTTCCGTCCACACCTTCAAGACGCACCATCTCAATGTGGACGAAACCGGCGCGGTGATCGTCGGCGACATGCTCTACCAAAAGATCAAGCATCATCTCGTGACGGCTGGTTTCGCCGAGACGAACGTCGTCAAGAAGCCCCCGACGCAGGGCATCGGTCTCGGTCCCAAGACGCCGGACACTGGTGCTTGGGGCAACATCCCAATCATCCGAGCAGAAGGAGTCTGACCCGTGGCCAACGCCATCTACACCGCCTACCTAAATGGCATCCTCGGGTCGCACGCGACCTATGTGGATCTGGATGCCAACACGATCAAGCTCGTGCTGATTGACCACGGTGCCGACACCCCTGCGCCAACGACGGATGACTTCTATGACGACATCTCGGCCGGGCTCGTGGGCGCACTTTCTACGGCGCTCGGTTCCAAAACCATCGGCGTTGTGGCGACTGGCGTCTTCGACGCCGCGGATCTGAGCCCCGCCTTCACGGCTGTAAGCGGTGCGACGGTCGAGTCGATCAACCTCCTCAAGGACACCGGCAACGAGGCCACGTCCAATCTGATCGCTTACTGGGATACGGCGACCGGCCTTCCTCTCACGCCCAACGGCGGGGATGTCAATGTCGCTTTCAATGCCTCGGGCATCATCAAGGTCTAGCGAGATGCCGTCTGTCTTCACCGTCAACTCAGGCAAAGTCGCAGCCGCATCAGCAGCCCTGAAAGTCGCTGTTCAGATCGCGTCCACCGCCACCAAGACGTGCAAGATCATCGGCGTTGATTTCACCTTCGATGGCGCTGATGCGACGAAGACGCCGATCCTGTGCGAGATGGTCCGCGAGACGGGCGTCAGTGCGACTGGCGGCTCGGCTCCAACGCCGGTTCTGGCAGGAGGCGATGCGTCTGTGACCAGTGCGATGACCGCGCGGATCAATGACACGGGCGACGGTGCCGGTCCGACGGTCATTTGCGGTTGGCTCGTCTCACCTACCTCGGGCTTCAGCTATCAATGGCCGCTCGGTCGTGAGATCAGCCTCAAGATCAGCGACTTCGTGGCGGCGCGTGTCACGACCGTCGCGGGTTCGGGCACGCCGAACTACGACGTAACGGTCTGGTACGAGGAGTGATCCAAATGAAGCGAGCTATCCTCGCGGCCTTGCTGCTCACGTTGGCGATGGTCAATCCGGTGTCGTCGTCCTCCGTTATCACGATTACCGATAAAGGCACGGCTAGCTCGAAGATTAGCGGCAGAACGCTCGTCATTCCAGCTGTGAACCTCAACGTGGGCGATAGCCTGATTGTCGGAATTGTCCATGATGAGGCGGTGGTGATGACAGTTTACTGGGGTAATTCCCAAGTTCACCAAGTCGTCGGCGCGCAAGAAGCGGGACATGTCTACGGAGGCATCTACGCATTGCATGGTGCTGCGGCGGGCAACGCCAACGTGACGGTCACATTCTCGGACGCGATCACGGCGAAGGCTGCTTTTGCCGTTGCGCTCTCCTCGCCTAACACTATCTCGACCGGCGAAAGTCGGGCTGGCATCCCGCCATCGGTGCAAGGCGACACCCACGGTACGCTCTCGTCCTATCCGGGTGATCTTGACGTAGCCAGTGATGGAATCGTAATCGCGATGCTGGGGACGGAAGGTCCGTTGGGGGATACAGCTGCGACCTGGCAACAGGGCTTCTCTGGCGGTCAGCGTGACGGTACGGCTGGTGGCGGCCCCAAGTCGAACATCACCATTGGCGCAGCCACCATCGCGAGCCCTTGTGGAATTAGCGCGAGTTCTGATGTGTTCGTTGGGATAAGCAGTCGGACATTCGTCCTTCTGTTGGCTTCGTTCATCACGGTCTAGCGAATGTCCGCACCATTATGGCTGTGCGGGTTCGAGATGGGCAGCGATGCCACTTTTGAGCCGCCGATAAGCGGCAACCTGAGTGTCATTACCGGTTCCGGTGTCTCCGTCGATGCTTCGATTTTCCGTGCCGGCGCGGGCGCTCTCAAGATTGTGGCGACCAGTGGGGCTGCGTCGAACTGGTCAGCTCAAGCATTTGGTCTTAGGGATTTTCGCGCGTATGTTCGGATAACCGTTCTGCCAAGCGCGGCGAGGGTTCTGCTGGGCAAAACCGCCGCCTCGGAACTGAACGTCCGATTGAACCCAGACGGGACGCTTGAGCTTCGGATCAATACGACCTCGATCTACACGACCACGAAGACGTTGACTGACACAACCCGGTGGTACTGCATTGAGATTGGAGGGTCTGGCTCGACTGTCAACTTCC